TACGTCTAGCAGATATATCATAGTCTCCAGATTTAATGAATGCTGCAATCGCTGTTGTACCAGAAGAATTTACCTGATCAGTTCCTACTTCATGAGCATAGTAAGTTGATGCCCCAAATCTATTTGTGATACCTTGAATATCAGGAAACACTGGTGTAGCGCTATTATCGTATTCAGTTGCATAAGGTACATCAAACACACCTGTATCAACATAACTTGTTCTTGCCAAAGATCCTGTAGTCCAAACTTGTTCTGCATAATTATATGTAACAACTCTGTCTATTTGATCTGATCCTGATTTTGGATAAAACCAATTTACTTCACTATAAAGCGTGTTATGCTCTGCATAAACTACATCACTTGAATTATAATTAATTCCAAGATTATCTCCATCTGTTGTAAATACAAAATCCTCTACAAGACAAGGTATAGATTTAACTGTACCATCATATGCAAAAAATCCACCCTCACCTGACATCCAAAACACAATACCATCAGAGTAAGTCAAAGCGTGTTGACCAATTAATCCACAGTTTGTACCAACTTGTTTTACAGAAAAAGTAAACGGTGGACCAACAAATTGAATTACATATGCAGAGCTATCTGTTAAAACTAAAGTGTAGTCCTTACCAGATACAGCACCTATAATTTTATTTCCTTTATCTAATCTAAAACTACCTGCAGTATTAACTGCGGTTGGTGTATAAGTATTTAAATCTTCTTGATTAGAGAATCTTATAAACATTGGATCAACAGTTGTTGTATCTCCTATTGTTGTTTCAGTTCCAAAATGAAACAAGTGTCTATCTCTATCTGAGACTTGTGTAAGTCTAGATGATGTTGGATTATTAGAAGTAGAAAAACCAGATGTTGATGTTGATGCTCTGATTGTTCGCGCATTCGATGCACCTGCATTCCATGTAAAAGTTTTATTGCCGGTAATAGTTGCAACTAATACTTCTCCAAAATTATCAAGACTCCAGTTTCCTGGTTCCAGAGTCACGTTACTCACTGTTCTTTCAGTTCCCCACGTTGATGTGCTCCAAGTATCTGTGCCCCAACCATAACCTGCAGTTTGAAATGTAGGTCCAACTTCTACATATGGATTAACGGTTGCAGAACCTGCAGCTGTAATGCCTGCCCCAGATTCAACAGACGCCATAGTGATTGTAAAACTATTTGTGTCTGATGTTACAACTTCATAAGCACCTGTTGTAAAATCCGATGCTGTGTATCCTGTTCCTGATCCAGGTAAAGTCACAGACGTAAATGTAAAATATCGTCCAGCTGATAAACCATGTGAAGTTTTATTAACAGTTACAGTTGCAGAATTATTTGTAGTTGTAAATGTAAATCCAGTGATAGCTGTATCTAGTGGAGAAATGTCATAAAAGTCATTTCCATAATATAAAAACAAACCTTGAGATGTTCCGATCGCTACATATTTTTCTCCAGCAATACTTGTCCAAGCGTGTTGAGCACGTGCTGCTCCAGGTAAAGTTAAACTAGCAGCTGTTAATTGATTCCAGCCTCCTATTTTTTCAGGTAAGCCATATCTAAATCTAACATTATCGCCATCAACCCATTGAGACTCTGCTCCTGAATCTGTGACCATCTTGTTAAAACCAGGCTTGAAATTTAATTTTTGTAGCATATAGTGCTTTATATATCAGTTTTTTAGAGAATGAAAGTATCAATATAATGGATCATTTAGAGGCAATTGTCGAGATAAAAAATGTAATACATCATGAATTTATTAAAAAGATAATAGAATTAACAGATAAAAAAGCTAAAGATAATTTATCTACTGTAGGAGGAGTAGATAAAAAAACTAGAAACGTTAAAGGATATCATTTAAATTTTGATACTCCGACTAATATTTTTTATTGGGACTTTATAAAAAAAGAGATAGAGAGATTATATATTTTTTACAAAGGTAAATTTCCTAGAATGCAAAGTATTAAAATCAATCAAATTGATCTTTTAAAATATTCACCCGGAGGTAAATACGATGTGCATACAGATAATTTTACTGTTACTCCAAGAAGCCTAAGTATAATTATTAATTTAAATGATACTTATAAAGGTGGTGATTTAGTATTTACAGATCAGAAAGAAAAAGAAATAAAAAGATTAAAGCTATCAAAAGGATCTATTGTATTTTTTCCAAGTAATTTTTTATATCCACATATGATAGAACCAATTACAGAAGGGACAAGATATAGTATAGTTGCATGGCTACAATAAATTATAAAATAATAAAAAATTTCTTTTCAAAAGAAGAGTTAGATTTGTTACAAAAATATTGTTTTAAAAGTGTAAACAATTCAACTAGTTATCAAACACTTGATGGTAATATTTTTTCTCCTTGTTGGAATAATGATCCTTTAATGAATGCATTGTTAGAAACAAAACTTTCTTTTGTTGAAAAAGAATCTAAATTAAAATTGTTTCCAACATACGCTTATTGGAGGTACTATGTGTTTGGAGCTACCTTACCATTACATAGTGATAGACCAGCTTGTGAGGTTTCTATTACAGCTTGTGTAAAAAAATATGATAACTGGCCTATAATAATTAAAAATAATTCTTTTGAAATAGAAGAAGGAGATGGTTTATTATATGCAGGTTGTGCTCAAAAACACAAAAGACCTGGAGTATATAAAGGTGAAGGAATGGCACAAGTTTTTTTTCATTACGTAGATCAAAATGGACCATTTACACATCATCAATACGACAACTATTTAAATCAAAATCAAAGGCAAGCAAGTGATAGCGATTACAAAATTTTAAATAAATTAAATGAAAATTAATATTTACAAAAATTGGTTGGAAAAAGATTTACATGAATATCTAAAAAATCTTTTTTTACATAAAACACCACATTTCTTTAATCAAAAATCTTATTCTCAAAAAGACGAAACATGTTTTTACATTACTGAGTTTAATTCAGATAATTTAATAATAGATTATCTACAATCTAAAATACGTAAAATAATTAATAAACCATTAATATTTCACAGGATATATATAAATGTTCAACACCCTAAAATGCATGGTAGTTTTCATGTAGATGAAGGTAATTTAACTTTTATATACATGGTTAAAGGAGAAGGAGACCTTGAAATTAAAAATGAAAATATTATAAAATTTGAAGAAAATAAATTAATAAGTTTTTTTGCTAAAAAAGAACATAAAGCTTACGCTCCTGAAAAAGGAGTTAGAATAAGTTTGGCTTTTAAAACAACAATGTTGGAGGAAAATGATAGAAAAAACGTGTAACATAAATAATTTTATAGGCGTGTATGACAATTACATTACAAAAGAAGATTGTCAAAAAGTCATTAATATCTACGATGCAGAAGATAAATTTAATCACACTATAAATAGAGTTGATAATGAAGACGCAGGCGTAATCCATAAACAGGATCAACAATTTTTTTGTATGTCAAATAATATGGAAATTTGGTGGGAAAGAGTAAAACCTCTTATATATAATTTTGACATGGCTTGGAGACATTATGATAAAATGACTGGAGCTAAAGAATCTTTAGGTAATATTGATTTACTACATACCACTTTAAAAATACAAAAAACTTTACCTGGAGAAGGTTATCATCTTTGGCACATAGAATACGGAAAAGGATTTGATAATGAATGCCGTGCTTTTGTTTTTAGTATATATTTAAATGATATAGAAGAAGGGGGAGAAACAGAATTTTTGCATTTTAAAAAAAGGGTACAACCAAAAGCTGGTAGAATTGTTATTTGGCCTGCAGGTTTTCCTTATTTACATAGAGGTAATCCACCTTTGTCTGGAGAAAAATACCTTTTAACTTCTTGGTTAACAGTAAGGTGATAAAAATAATTGATAATTTTTTTGATAAAGATCTTTTAAAAAAAATTCAAACACATGTAACCACTAAAATATATTACACTCCTCGATGGCTTACCGGAACAGAGAAAACAAAAGAAAATTACTATGGTGATAGATTTATATTAAATCACGACCCTAAGTTAAAAGAAATTTTTGTTAAACAAGCAGAAAAAAAATTTAGTATTAAAATAAATAAATTAGATGATGATAGTGGAATTGATTTAAGAAATTTAGATCAATTTAAACCTCACACAGATGCCTTTAAAATAAACATTTTAATAATGTTATATGGTCCCGTAGCTGTCACAAATGGCACTGTATTTTATAATGGACCTTTTGAAGATTGCGAATTAGATATGCACATAGGTTTTAGACCAAACAGAGCTATTTTATTTCCCTCAAATTGGGTTCACTCCAATCATGCAAGTAATGTTTCAAATCTTAAAAGATATACTGCTAGTTTATTTATAACTGATTATGAAGAATAAGAAGTAGGCCTTGCACCTAATCTAGTAACTTTTTCAGATTCAGTTTCGCCATCTACATCATCACTGTCCCAATCAGCTTGCAATTGAGATAAATGAGCTGAGTCCCATCTAGTAATAAAATCTTGAAAATCACCTAAATTAGCATCGGCATAAGAACAATGTGCAGTATCATCTTTATGCTCTACTTCATCTGAAGTAACAGATGTTCCATATTGAATTGCCCAAATATTTGAAAACTTAGATTGAGACCAAAAAGAATCATCATCAATTACATATCCAAGACCTTCAACAGCGCCTTCTGCATAATTTTTAATTATCATTTTGTCTTCAAATACTATTGTCCAATTTGCATTTGTTGCCATAATTTTTCTCCTACGTTTTAATTACATACATTACTGTTAAATAAGGTTGTACAACTGATGTTGCATCTCCAGTAAAAGGTGCACTCATATTATGTGAGTGACCACCACCACTTCCATTACTAGTAACGACACTATTTACAATGGCTAGACCTCTTTGA